CTACGATCACCCCATCGGGTATTTCAAGCGCTGAAGCTTTTGGAACTTTAACTGTCACACGGGGTGCTGTAAGTATAACCCTGTCTGGTATAACGTCGGCTGAAGTGTTTGGAAGCCCAACTATAAGCCTGATAATAAACCCTGCTGGGATCGGTAGCGGGGAAAGCTTTGGTACGCCAAGTATACAGCCCGGCCCGGTTTCTATCAATCCAGTAAGTATTGCCAGCGTCGAAGGTCTTGGAACTCCCGTTATTACGGTTGGCGCTGTGTCGGTGCAACCGAGCAGCATACCGAGCGGCGAAGCGTTTGGTGTTCCTGCTGTCGAGCTTACAGCTTACGGTCTATACCCTTCGAGTATTCCGAGCACTGAAGCCTTCGGGGTTCCAACGCTCGTAGTTGGGGCTGTCACGGTTGTACCAGTTAGCATATCCAGTGGAGAAGCGTTTGGCTTGCTCGGAATCGCTAACGCAACCAACATTGTGCCGGTGCAGTTCACTGTATTTATGCTAACTGCATATGTGATCGAAGCGGATATTTGTATGACGTATTCGTTGGATGTTTCCATAACAACGAAATTCTCGTCGGATGTTTTTATAACAACGAAAGTAAACGGGGAGGTGAAGGCATGAGCGTAATAGAACCTCATGTGGGTGATCTGGTGCCCATCGAGATCACTGTAAACAAAGATGATGGGTCAATTATGGATTTGTCCACAGCGTCAGCAAAAGATTTCGTTATCCGTAAACCGGATGGGACAAAGCTAACCAGAGCGGCCTCTTTTTCCGGTGCAGGTGGGACGGATGGTGTACTTAAGTATACACTTTTGGAGTCCGAAAATGATATGGCCGGCATTTGGCGCATCCAAGCTATTGTCACTTTGCCTGTGATAGGAACCAAGCACAGCACGATTGAGCCTATAGAAATACACCCCAACCTGTAGCTGATATTGCGCTTTGTGGGGGAAATCGTTTGAAGATAGTGAGAAGAGGCTACTTGTGAAGTTCGGGTGACAACCTGGTGCACGTGTGTAAGGAGGTGCCGATGAAACGATTGTAAGGGGGCTAATATATGGCTGCTATTGTAGGTATTAACGCTAAGGTTCAGATGTCTATAAACGGGGGATCAACCTGGACTGACATTCCGGAGCGTAACGAGTTCTCTATTTCGATCAACGTTGATGTTGCTGAGCACAAAGTGTTTGTTGCGACCCTGGCGGATGCCTGGGTGGGCAAGTCTCGTACCTGGATGGACTGGAATGGATCGTTATCTGGTTACTTTGATGATGCTGATAACTCGATCTTCAACACGGTGATTGCTGGCAATGTCATCAAGTTACGCTTCTATGATGATCGTAACGTGACCACAAAGTATTGGCAAGGCGACGCCCTGCTGACTTCTGTCGAGCACGGCACAGGTACAGACGATTACGCTACTTTGAACGTTGACTTCGAAGGTCTCGGTGCCCTGACCAGGGTTTGGTCGTAACCGTTTAGCTGGTATTCAACTGAAGCCCCAGGCGCTCTACCTACAAGTAGGGTACTTGGGGTTTTGTATTTACAAGGGAGTGATGAAATGACGGATCAGTTAGATGTTGTGGAAGTCGGTGGAAATAAGTATCAAGTTATCAAGACGGGGCGGGCGCAAGCAGAGCAGGTCTTATTGATCAGCCGCTGGATATCCAAGCACGGGATCAAGGCGATCCAGTCTTTGCAAGCCGAGAACCAAAAATTGGAAATCAGCAATAGCTTCGATTTCTTGGATAAGGTGATTGAAGCTCTTTCGGCGGATGCCCTGGTCGATTTATTCATAGCAGTGGTCGGGTGCTCAAAAGAAGATGGTGAGCTATATTTCGATATCGCCATCTTGATTGATGTGCTGGTACAGACTTATGAGCGACAGCCTACAGTGAGACGGTTGGTGGAGCGTTTTTTCTCAACGCCCGATTCGGAGGGCGGAAATTCGGGCGAATCCTCCACGACATCCGAGCCGCCTACGGATGGACAGACGGCCAAATCCTAGATCAGGTCAGCCTGTTCGGTTATGACTGGCTTTTAGATGCCTGGAAATTCATCCGGGAAGAAAAGGTTGAGCATTATCGGATGATGATGACGCTACTGCCGTTGGCCCGCACACCTTGGGGGAAAAAGGATGCGGCGTCTATGCAGCAGTATGCCAAGAAAATCGGAAAGGCATTAGACGCTAGTATTCCCTGGAAGAAAACGTCCCGCAGCAGAGAGAGCCTGCGTGGAAAAGTGAAGCCCGGCGAAGTTGTAGTGCTGCTTGACGGGGGCGAGCAGCTTGATCCTGAATTTACAAAGGGCGCTAAGGTAGCCAGGGAGTAAACATGGCGGGTACATTCAAGGTTGCTTTTGCAATTGAGGGCGACGCAACTAAGGCGCTTAAGGCGATTGAGGGGCTTGCTGGTGCCGTTGATCGCCTTGCTTCGATTCTCGAAAAGCTAGGTGGCGTTGCAGCTTCGGCAGGCGCTAAGCAAGAAGCTGCGGCAGACAAGGCAAATCGTGGTTTTCGCAGGGCAGAAGAAGGTGCCAATCGATATGCCAATGCCTTGATGCGTGTTCAATCCGCTGGCGGCGGAATGAGTAAAATGCCGCCTCCGCCTCCCCCTATTCCCCCTAGTCGTCAATTACCTCCTGGTGGTGGTGACTTTATCGAAGGGCAGTTTCGAGACGTTACCGCTATCTCAAAATTCCAGGATTTTATCGGCAAAATAAATACCGGGTTGGGCACTATGAGCCAACGCCTGATGTCCGTGTCGTCTGGTGCGCTGATGTTAGGGCGTAACCTCTTGTCCGGCATTGGCACGGCCCTACCTAAGCTCATAACCGGTTTCGGGGGTTTTGTTGACAAGGTGCGCCAGAGCCTGATGGCTGTAAACGATCTCTTTCGCTTTACATCCCAAGCTATTACCAATGTTGGTCGCTCCCTGTTTTTCTTTGTAAGTATTCCGCTCGCTGCATTCTTTGTCAGTTTGACCAGATCGGCTATTGACTTTGAAGACGCAATGGTTAGGGTGGCAAAAACCACCGGCCTTACCGGGAGCCAACTTGAAGTGCTGAGCGAGCATCTGCGTATGCTGGCCCGCAACACAGGCACGTCCATTGTGGAACTGGTGAAGATAGCTGAAGTTATCGGCCAGATGGGTGTGACAAGTGTCAACGCCATTACGAACCTGACCCACATCTTTGAGATGATGACAGTTGCATCCGGCATGGCGGCTGAAGATGTCGCTACGGACTAGGGGCAGATTGCCAACGCTTTCGGGTGGAACCTGAATGCGTCGTCTGAAAACGTCTTCAAGCTTGCTAACGTCATCAACATGCTCGAAAACACAACGGCGTCTTCGACAACTGAGATCATCAAGTCGATGGCAAAGTGGGCGCAGGCTGCCAGGGTGATCGGTATTGTATCCGATGGGAATGCGAAGGGTGCAGCTTCTGTCGCTGCCCTATCTGCATCACTTGTGAGCATGGGTGTCACTGCTGAAGAAGCGGGTACGGCGCTCAAGAATATGTCCCTATATGTCCTCAAGAATGCCGATGACGTGACCAAGTTCATGGGGGCTAATCAGAAGTATGCGACTTCTCAAGATGTAGTCAATGCGGTCAATGAGGATGCGGTACAGGTGTTCCTGGATATCGCTGCTGCCGCCGAAGCCAGCGATGACAATGCCCGCAAGTTCTTGGCCTTGATGGAGATCGGTTCTATGCGGGGTGGTCGTGCCCTGGCTGCGCTTGCCAGCAATGTGGCAATGGTACAAGCCAATATCGAAGCCGCAAACATAGAGTGGGATGAAGCGACATCCCTGATCGTTGAGTATGAACGGGCGTTGCAGTCTACCAAGATGCAACTTGGGATGCTGAAGAACAACATCAGCGATGTAGGCATTACTCTTGGCGATGCCATATTACCGGTGGTCAATCAGATCATCCAGATACTCGTGCCAGGTCTCCAGATGTTATCTAAGTGGTTTAGTACGCTGCCCAAGCAGACCCAGCTACTGGCGATTGGGCTTGTGATGGTGGTGATTGTCGCCGGGCCACTACTCATGTTCCTGGGCCAGATATTCCATGCCGTGACACTGATCGTCATGGGCTTCGGACAACTCATTCGTATTGTCCCGCTTCTGGCGGGGGGCATTGCCAGGCTGATCCCAATCATAACCGGGGCGGCAGGCGCTTTGCTAAGCTGGCCTGGCATGGCTGTGATGGCTGTTGTCCTGGTACTCAAGGCGCTGTCTAAGATGGGCGTGGATGTCGCCGGCTTCTTCAAGAGATTGGGGACTGCTGCCAAGACGTGGGGTGAAAACCTAGCAAAGAACCTGGCTAATGGGTTATTGGCCGGGGCTATTCGTTTTGTGGTTGCCGCTGTGAGGGCGATTGCCAATATTATTGCCAGCTTTTTCGAGTCGCACTCGCCGCCTAAAGAAGGGCCGCTGTCTACGATCAATAAGTGGGGCAGCCAACTCCTTCAGACGTTCCTAGAAGGTTTCAAGAATGCTGACTTCTCAGTGCTCAAGGAGGTCGGGCAGATCATTGAAACGATCCTGACACGTGGAGCCGATTAGAAGGAACTGCCGAACGCCCTGAAGCGCTATGCCAAAGCCCGTGTAATCCTGGCGAAGCTAATCGCTAAATACAACAAGACCGGTTTGGTTGATGAAGGTCTGTTGAAGCAGGTAACGAAGGGCCTCGGTAAGATGGCGGACGAGGTTCGTCAACTGATCCGCCTATCTTTGGAATACAACCGGCTTCAGGAAAAGCTGGCGGATATTGAACGCCGCAGGAAAGAAGTAAGCAAGGCTTA